GTTGTACACATAATTAGCTATTGACAAAACATTCATACTATGTTCTCTAAAGAACATAGACACGCATACCGCCGTTAATATATAACACCGCTTTTATTGTGTTTTTGTTAAAAAACACCTCATTATTAGCGAGGGGGTGGGGGGGGGTGTTGGGGGTAACCCCTTTCGGATTGACGCCCTCCATATTACTTAAAAAGAAGTTTCCTACCTCATCCTCTAAGTAACTTTGTCTTTCGCTGCACATTCGCCGTATTCAGTGAAACTTAACCTATTGAAAAGATCCTAATTTTTTTTATTTTTTATTTTTTTGACTAAAAACATGTATTATACTTAAACTTGACAGTACTGTCCAACATAACTATAATACTTATGTCCATTAAAAAGTCCCATAAACATTGGGTTATATGAGACGAAGAGGCATAAGGGGGACATAACAAATACCTTATGCCTCGTCTCTTATTAGCTAATCTTAGGTCTAATATAGACCTATGAGGCATAAGGGGGGGTAAAAATAGAAAAACTATTTTTGTGGAATAATATATGATGATATTATTGTATTATATTATGTTACATAGATATTATTGATCTTAGGAGAGAAGTTTATTGTATTTACACCCCCCTTATGCCTCATAGTGGTTGTTATTGGCTAATATTAGGTACAAAATGACGAGGCATAAGGTATTTGTTATGTCCCTCTTATGCCTCATATGAGGTGATTATTGGCTAATGTTAGATATATAGTGATGTGACATAAGAATTACCCCTTATGCCTCATTGACAACTATTATGTCACATGATAATATGTAAGTATAATTAATTAAGTACAAAATTATGAAAGAGGATAACAAATTCGTGGAGAACTGTATGGATAAGAATTGTTCTAGGGATACCTACGGTGGATCCAGAGGGTTATGTATTAATCACTACGCTGTTTTACAAGCTAGAGTGAAGCGCGGTGGTACTACCTGGAAGATATTGGAGGTTGAGGGTAGAACGAAACCTAAGTTAACTAAGGAGGAAAACAGTATACTTAGGAAGCATCCACAGCGAAAATGGCACAAAGAAGGAAGATCAATTTTGTAAAAATTGCCATAGCACCTAAGATATGGTAGGGTGTTTATATGTTTATAAAAAGAAACGAATCATCACTAAAACAAATGGCTTATGCTAGGAGAGTATTCGGGGCGAAGGGGGACTCCAAAAAGAATATAGCTCTTGACTGTGGTTACTCGCCTAACGTAGCTAACTCGGTAGGTACTCATATCGAGAGTAAGCTTGGTTTCAACAATGCCATGTCCAAGTTGGCGCTGGACAGCAACAATCTAGCCCTAGCAGCAATGAGTGAATTCAAAGCTCGGGGGTTCGAGGATTTCTCTAATAAGGATCTAATAGGTGCACTTAACGCTATTGGTCTTGCTTGGTCTAAATTCAATGCTGTTCCTAAAGAAAGGCAGGCGTCCCAGAGTACCAATAAGCTGAGGACTGTAATACTCCAACAGGTGGAGAATCAAACGATTGCTCCTGATGCTACAACCCCCGCCACCGCTAGCTCCGCTTCTGAAATAGTGGAGGTGGTAGAGGAGGCAATTAACGATGATCCAATGGATTTCTAAAATAACGAAATGAAACTCCACAATTTCTATCGACAATTCAACTCCCTAGGGAAGGAGGAGAGGTTCACTATGATCAAATCACCAGTTGAACCTACTTCTTTGTTTGTGATATTCAAACAATTAACGGAGGTACGAGCGCAGATACGGTACTTCGAGGAACGTGAAGCGCATCTCTTGGCACTAGCGGATACCGGGTTTAATCAAATAAAGAAATAGGATGGATGATAAAAAAACAAAATCTAAATTTAGTCAGAAAGAACATAATGATGATATAGTAGCTCAGTTAACCAAAAACCCTGAGTTAATTAAGAGTCAGGAGTGGAGACTGAATAATCTTTATTTTATAACAACTAAGGATGGGTCTCGAGAGGTGTTCAAAATGAACCGTGCGCAGAAGCATTTCTACGATAACTATATAAATGTACCGCGTCCCTTCCATCGGCATGTGATTCTTAAAAGTAGGCAATTGGGTTTCACTACATTTATTGATCTTCTTGCATTTGATTTCATACTGTTTAATCCGAATAAGGATGCGATTATTATTGCTCATAAAGTGGAAGATGCTACAACTATTTTTGACAAAAAAATCGAGTTCGCACTCCGTAACATGGCAGAGGATGTGAAAGATGCGTTTTTCAAAATAAATCACCGCTCTGCGCGTAAGATACAGGTGGTTATTGATTACGGACCGGAACAAGGTTCCACATCTAGTATTACAGTGGCTGTTTCAGGTAGGTCTGGAACGTACCACTTTGTGCATATTTCAGAGTTCGCGAAGATGTGCGTAGCGTACCCGAAGCGTGCCGAGGAAGTGGAAAGGGGGACCTTCCCTACAGTACCGTTCGATGGGTTCATATTCATAGAGAGCACTGCAGAGGGTATGGCGGGGCGTTTCTACGAGATGTTCCAGCAAAGTTGGTTGACGCGGGAAAAAATAACACCACAAATATCACAGGTGCAGTTCCTACCTCATTTCTACAACTGGCAGTACGATGATATGGAAATGAAGAAGATTTACGAGCCGATACCAGTTGGTGATATGGACGTGTGTGAAATTGACTGGGGTTCCTACCAAAAGGAGCACTCTCTGACTGATATTGAAATAACTTATTACTACATGAAGTGGTTGCAGTCAGGTGGAAAAAATAGCCCGGATGCTGTGAAGTCACTAATGCAGGAATACCCAACTACCCAGGAAGAGGCTTTTTTATCAACTGGACAGACGTACTTCTCAACTGCTAAAGTGGCTTCACTATTGGCTATCTCGAAACGTGGTACCAATGGGGAGCTCGGAACTGAAGAAACTGGGGCTGTAATATTCAACGAAGTGTCATCGGGATCCTTGGAAATATTCAAAAAACCAGAGGTGGGAGTGAAATATATTATAGGCGGGGATACCGCGGAGGGGTTAGCGCACGGTGATTGGCAGGTTCTTTATGTGATAAATCACAAGACTGAGGAGTGTGACGCGATTTACCGCTCCCACGTTGCACCGGACGAATTGGCTACAGAAGCCTATAAACTGGGTAAATTCTACAACTGGGCGCTAATGGGTATCGAGGTAAATAAGGATGGGCTATGGGTGAACGATTCACTAGAAAAGATGGGATACATCAATCTTTACTACAGAAAAGTGTTCGATGACATAACACAAAAGGTAACTAAATATTTCGGGTGGAAGACGACCTCTGCTACCCGTCCATTCGCCTTAGCGGCTCTCAAGGCGGTGTTTTTTAGAAAAGATAGTGGATTTCCGGCTCAAATACTCGATGAGATGTTCACATTCGTCAGAAATGAGAAAGGAAAGCCTGAAGCCATGGCTAAAAAGTTCGATGATGTGATAATGAGTGCCTCAATTGGTTACGCAATTTTACAGGAGCAGGGAGTTTATGTAGATGATACGTCAGGAGGTGAAGGATTTTCGCACATGAAGGCGATGTTTTCCGAGCCACAGGAGAATACAGAGATAATTTCTCATTAAAAAAGAAAAAACTTGACAAAAAAGTGATAAAAAGTGGTTGCACTTGACATAGAACTTGTTCTATCTTTTAAAAAAGAGTATAATTTGAATATAATAACTTATATTTTAAAAATATATGGAAATAGATAAAAAACAAAATCGTAAGGACGAGAAAGCTACTATTGAGTTTATTGATGACAAGAAGAAGGAAATGAAAAAGTCACAGTATCGTGAGAAATTTGATGCTCTAGCTTCTGAAATCGATACGAATTTAATGAATACTACTGTTTCATATGGACAGAAGTTATACGAGAAGAGTGGTTGGGGATCCATGGTCTTCTATAACAAAATGGCTAACGGTGCTTACGATATTAATGTTTATCCACAGAAATTGACAGATCGTGATCAGAACAGGTCAGGAGTTCCGGTATCCCAGGAACCAATTGCTTTTTCCAAAATTATGATAGCTACTTCGGTTCTAGCTGGTAAATTACCAGATGCTCAGGTTGTTTGTGACGATAAAGTATACGGAAAAGCAATGTACGAATTGTGGAAACGAAATTGGGCTATGACTGGTGGTAATGGAGAAAATACTCTAATGATTACTTATCAGAATTTATTTACCTACGGTTGGGCTTCTTGGAGAGTTTACCCGCGGAGAGTTCAAACTAAAAGGAATGGTGTGGATAAGATACTATTCGATGATGTATATAGAGAACCACTAGAGTGTACTCGTACCTGGTTGGGGATTGGATTTAATAACGGTGACGTTTGGTCACAGAGTGAAGTTTATTATGAAAAGGATATGCCGAAGGATGAATTTTTTGATAAGTATCCAGAGGCTAAAAAGAATAAAAAGAAATTGAAGTACGTTTCAGTATCCGAGGAAGCTAAAGATGAAAATAACGAGAAGGCTCAAACTAGCGTGACTATTGGTTATTATGAAAATGTTTTATCAAATCGTTACATTGTAGTCTGTGGAAAAATGAAAATTTACGATGGAGAACTTCCTAACGATGGATCTCATGGATCTGTTGTGACAGCTCGTTGTTTCCAAAAGAATATGAACGATCCATACGGTATTGGATTGTACGAGATGATGAGAGGAAATACTGCTATTTATACTTATATTAATTCTCTTAACGCGCAACAAGTAGAAGCGGAAATATTTCCGTTGCTTTTTGGTGCACAAGTACAGAATGGATCTGCTACATATAAGAGGGGACCAAATATCGTTAATCCTAAAAATCCAGGTACTGACATTGATGTTATTAAAACATCTGGTAATGTTGAGGCAGGTGTGGGATTTGCTGATAAACAGAAGATTAACATTGAAGAAAATACAGGAATTAACAACATTGTCGCTGGCGCGGGCACAGAGAGTACCCTTGGTTCTACTGTTATTATGAAGGAAGCTGCTTACAATAGATTAACTTCACCAAAAAATTCAATGGTAATGGGATTGGAGACTGATGCTCATATAGCTAATACTTGGATGAGACAAATCTATCCAGTTGATAAAATATTTATGATCGACTCTGAAGATCAATTAGCTGAGTTTACTAAACAGAATCCTGACTACTTTATTGAATCACAAGAGGTATTAAATAACGAAGGTGTGCCTACTGGCATGGTTGCTGCCGCTTCTAAAAATTTACGACTTGATTTCGACTTTACTCAAGAAGGAGAAGTAATGGAGAATGTTGCAACTCGTCAGATTTCAGCTAAAGGGTTGTTTGATGAGATGAAGGACTCAGGACATATGTCCGACTATATCGATTTCATTATTGATCCAGACTCAATGCTATTACCTTCTATAGAAATTCAGAAACAGACATTTATGGCTTTGTTCCCAGTAATTACTAACCAGATAACATTGATTTACTCAATGAGAAATAAAGATCCGGAAGCAGCCGCTTCTCAGCTTATGGCTTTGGAAAAATTACTTGATATTCAGAATGGTGATATTTTTGATTATATATCAAAGGTCGATTACGATTCTATCATGGCTAAACAGCCTTCAGAATCTCAAAGAGCTATGGAGCAGGAACAAATGCAACTGGACGCTCAGAACTCAGCAATGCAAACAAAAGCTGGTGGAAATGGTGGAGCAAGTTCAAATCCTGCTGGTCCTGATATGGCTGGTGATGGAACAAATCCATTGGATCCTGAGAATTCGAATGAGGTACCGCGACCACAATCACCAATGGGTAGCGCTGTTGATGCTTCAGTCGGGAGAGCAGCTAATCAAATATAAAATATATGCCAGAAGAAAACGAACAAAGCATGAATCAAAAGAAAATGGTCTTAGCTGCTAGTGAGCACGCTCCTGTTATTATTGAGCTAATGAAAGACTGTATGTCTCAAACACCTATTGTTGGTAAAACAGAATGGGAGACTATTGTCAATGCTATTACTTTAGAAGTTCAAGGGACTATGCTACGGAGCATGGTTGATCATTTAGAGGGTATTAGACAGGGAAATTTACATGAAGCTAAAGAATAATAAAAATTTATGTTACCAAAACAAATAAAAAAAGAAAATTACACAGTACAAGTTGGGTATTCTGAGGAAGCTATCGAAAAAAAGCTACTTAAATTTATTCCAAAAGAAGGAACTGAATTCGAGATAAGTGCGGAAGAGCTAGGATCTATGATCGCAGGTGGAGTAAATACTGACGTTCTAGCTGCTATATTCGTAGAAACTGATAAAGTGAATGTAGTAGAAGTTGGAAGGCAACTCGAGTGCGTGTTGGATCAAGATATGAAAAAGGGTGAAAAAATTCTAATGAATTACAAGCATCCTTACCCAGTTGAATTCGCTTTAATAGAACAAGCCATGGGGATTGCTAAAATTAAGATGGATGTCCCTGTGACAACATTAACAAAGGAATATATCGATAATGTTAAATCAAAGATAAAACCACAACAAGAAAAGTTTGTAGAGAGATTTTACAAAAGTTTCAAAAATTTAACTAAGAAAAAATAATTTATTAATTTAACCATCGGCGCCGTTCACGATACGAGCGGATAAACATATGGGAAATACACAAAAAACTCCAGCGGAGTTACAAGAAGCATTAAAAATAGCAAAAGAAAAGGCTGAAGCTAAGGTATTAGCTGATGCAAAAGTAGCTGAGGATAAAAAAGAAGCTGATGCTAAAAAAGTAGTTGAAGCTAAAAAAGAGGCTGATGCAAAAGTAGCTGAGGCTAAGGTATTAGCTGATGCAAAAGTAGTTGAGGATAAAAAAGAAGCTGATGCAAAGTTATTGTCTGAGAGTAAAAAAATAGTATTAAAGAACACTTCAGGCAAAGAGGTTCTAAAAAGCGCTTATTTTTATAAAGGAATAGTACCACCAGGATTCGAAGGATCTTGTGGTCAACCAGTAGACAGAGAAGATTTATTGTCAGTGTTTAACAAGGTTTTTAAACCATCTGATAATATTCTATTCTATAAACAATCGGATAAGGAAGTTTACATAGTAATAATTCCTATTAAGTATTCAGTAGAAATAGGAGAATATAATGATTCTCTTGATGGAGATTTTCAAAAGCACGCTATTTCATTTTTGAATGAAGGGTCAGTAAATGTTGATACCTTGAGACAGAAATTAGAAAAGGTGAAAAAATTTGTTAAATATGATGACAGATAACTTGCCTTTAGTCCTTAAAAGTTTTATAATTAAATTAACCATCGGTGCCGTTCACGATACGAGCGGATAAATATATGGATATAGATAAACCAATCGAGGCTGAAGTTCCTGTAACTGACGCCCCTAGCGAAGAAGAAGTCGCTAAAGAAGCAGAAGCTGCTGAAGAAGCAGAGTTGGACAAAACTCTAGCTGAATCAATAGAATCTGTCCAAGCTGGAAAAGAGCTTGCTCCAAAAGAGGAAGCCAAGGTTGAGGAAAAACCGGGGGATACTCCCGTGGATCCTGAACCGGAGGAACCGAAAGTTGAAGATCCGAAAGAGGAAACTCCTGCGGAAACTAAACCAGAGGACCCCAGCACTCCTCCTATTGACGAAGAGAAACCGGCGGAATACCAATTTCGTGTCCCAAACAAAGGTAAGTTTGAATCTGATGAGTCATTCGAAAAGCGTATAGAGCTTTTAGACTTAGTTAAAAGAAAGAAACTTGCTACAACCGATGAACAACGTCAACAATTATCAGACGACATTAAGACCGCGAAGGGTCAAATGAAAACTCTTAATGGAACTGATAGGTTTGTAAATCCGTTAAATCAAAAACCAGCGGAGGCAAAACCAGAAACACCGGAAAACCCGGTAACACCGGTAGAAGGTGAAGATGAAGCTTTAACTGCTGACAAAGAGCGTTTAAAGCAACTGGGCGGAGCGACCAAAGAGGACATCGCAGAGATAGTCCAACAAGATCGCCTTGCTACAGATGTTAAAAACACTTTAGATAACTTCGTTGATAGACATTCCGAACTTAAAGATGTTGACACTCGTGAAGTATTTTTCGACTTCGTTGATTCAAACTACAATTGGCAAAACAAAGGTGGTAAAGAATTAATGACAGTCTTAGAGCTCGCGCGCGAAAATATGTTTAAACCATCGGAAACTATTCAGGAAAGAGTATTGAAAGGTGCGAATGTTCAGGAGAAGGTCAACGCAATGCAGTTCCCAGGTGGAACCGTTGCTAAGACTGATTACTCTCCGGAGATGCGTGCATCATTGGATGAACTAGTAAAAACTGGAATGTCAGAGGAAAAAGCTGTCGAACTTCTATCGGATTAATTAATCCTTTAAAAGACAACTTATATGGTAACTGTAAAACAGACTACTATAAAGAATACACGACAATTGTTAGAGGCAAATAAGGCAACAGGAACAGTTATGACACTAGGAAATATCCTAGCTATCACAGCTGGTCTTGCTGTTGATGCTGATAGCGGTACTGTTAAGGCTGATTTGTTAGGTGTTTGTAACCAAACAATTTCGGCAGCAGACGCTTTACTTCGTGTAATTTATATAGTGCCTTCAGACGAAGATACCTTCCTCTTCGCAACAACAAACAATACTGACGTCACTGATAATGGTGAACAAATGGTATTGACAAATGCAGCGGAAGTAAATAACACTCATACAACAGACGCAGCAGGCATAGTGGTGCAAGTCGAACCCTATGGAGAATCATCAGATAAACTTATCATTGGTAAGTTTGTGACTTTATAATTCATTTTAAAATAATAAATATATGGTAGGAACAATAAATGATTATGCAGTCATTGTAAACAATGTTCTAAAACACATTGCTCCAAAATGTTCTCCAACTGTTCGCAGTGAATATTTGGATTTCATGTACAAAGTTGACAACAACGAAAGAACTTACACTGACGTTGGTGTTACAGGACTTGGAATGGCTCAAATAATCCCAGACGGTGGTATCGGCGCTTCTGATGCCCCAATTCAAGGATACTCAAAAAACTACGTTCAAATGCACTTTACTAAGAAAGTACGTTTGACTTTCCAAACTAATTTTTTCTTATTCGAATCAGCAGCTGCTAAAATTAAAGGCATTGTTAAAGGAAAAGTTCTTGAAGGAAAGAACTCTATCGAGCACGCTAAAAATTATTTAGCTCAGTCTCTTTTAGCTCAAGGATTTACAACATCTTTCACATGGACTCCAATTAATTCAGTAGGTACTTCTACTCCAGTTTCAACTGTGGGAGCTGATGCTGTTGAATATTGGTCACAAGCTCATCCTCGTGAAGATGGCGGTACAGCTTGGTCAAACGTTATTGTTGACGGAGATACTGCTTCACCTCAATTCACTTACTCATCTCTATTAGCTGCTCGTAGATTACATTCAGTTAAGAAAGATGGTCGTGGTCATCCACTTGTTTCCGATTTAGACTGTTTAGTATGTCGAAGAGGATCAACTACTGCTCAATTTGCCAAAACTATTAAAGGCACAATTGAGAAAGGGTTAGCTCCACAACAAACTAATCTATTTAATAACGCTCCAGCTACTGAAACTTTCAAAGTTGTAGAGTTATCTCCATATCAAAATTTGGCTATGGACGGATTAATGTGGGGAATGATGGATACTAAGATGATGAACGCAGATTACGGATTCTTATATATCGAAGCTTTACCAACTCGTGCGGAACCAGCAGTCGTTGACTTACTAGGTAACCAAGATTTGGTTTTGAACTTTAATTCCTTAGCTGTTATGGGTGCCTCTGACCTTCGTGGTTGGATGTGGTCTGATGGTGACGGTGCTACTGTTTAAATTAGTCTTCCTATTAAGCTTCCAAGAAATTGGGAGCTTAGACAGAAAGAGTAAATTAACTCACAACTAATAAAAAACATATGTTACAAGATGCCCACACAAGAAAAACTTCTATTCCTGTATCAGTACCAATTGGTACAAAAGCTGTGATAACAGCTGTCGCAGGAGCTTGGATTTATGTTCACGAGCTTATTGGTGATTTAGCGGGAGCAGGAAATCTTACCGTTTTATCAGGAACAACAGAATTAGCAACATTTGCATTGGACGCAGGTCAAGGTATAACAGAGCAAGACGAACCAGGAGAAGATAATAGACCTAGATTCGAGTGTCCGCCTGGAGAAGATTTCAAACTAACTGTTACTGGTGGAACTTTCACTGGAGCAGTACATTATTCTTTAAGATATTAAAAATATGGATCCAGAATTAACTACAGAGCAAAAAGATAATTTAAAAACATGGGCTGAACAAAGAGACGCTCTACTTTCAGAAATTTCTATTCTACGAGTTAGTTCTGAAACTCTTCAAAAGACTAATAGAGGTTTAGCTGAATCTAATACGGATATAGAAACTAGGATGAATGTAATTCGTGGAAGAATAGAAGAGTTGAAAATTAAAGAAAGTGAATTGCCGTTATCTATTTCGAAAGAAGTTGCATTTCTTCAGTCTAAAAAATCAACTTTGGAGACAGAAATTCCTATACTAATTAAGTTAATTGAAATATTAACTTCTCAAAAGACATCACTAGAAACTGATGTCTCTTTTGCATTGTCTAATTTTGAAGTTCTCAAAGGTGAGACACTTTTGTTAGATAAGGTTGTTGATCGCGTTACTCAAGTGAGTAAAAAGAATTCAGCTGAAATAGATTTGTTAGTAAAGAATTTAGCAGTAAGCCTTGAGGAAATTATTGAAGTGAATAGAAAAAATGTTTTTGAGACAAATATAGTAATTGATAAAGTACCGAAGATGATTATGGAATGTCAAAAAAAAGGTTTAATAAACAAGAAGATCTAAACGTATGGCTGATACAGGCGTAAAAAATCCAGGCACAATGGCTAATGTTGATAATGGCGGAGCAGCTTGGTCAAATCCTAATAATGCAAAAGTAAGTAATAATACTTATGCTGATGTTGTTTTATTAAATGAAAAATCTGATTATTTAGTAGCTTCTAATTTTGGATTTAATATTCCAATTAATGCAATTATAGATGGAATTGATATAGAGTATGAGGGTAAAACAGATAACGGAGAACTTGGAACTGCTTTTTGGACTGGTATTACTAAAGATGCAACTGATTCAGGACAGTATGCTGGATGGCAAATAATTTCACCAAGTCTTAATCCAATAGAAAGATATTATAAAATAGGAAATGGAAAATATTTGTGGGGAACTGCTTGGACACCAGCAGAAATAAATGATAGTAAATTTGGTGCTATTTTATATAAAATTCATGAAGGTTCTTTTGATGATACTCTTTATATTGACCATATAAGAGTAACTGTTTTTTATACCACTGTTAGTCCATTTCCTTCTTTTAATCGATAATAATTAAATATAAAAATATGGCATATCTAGCAAATAAATTAGGCGATCCTAATAACTTAGGATGGTTCGCTACTCCAGCGGCTCTTAATGCTGCTTATCCTGTTGGTGCAGATGGTTATTTTGCTATTGTAGGATCAACCGATTCTGTATGGACTTGGGATTCTGACACGAGTGCTTGGGTTGATACTCATACAGCTGGTCCAGTTGGTCCAACTGGATATACTGGCTCTACTGGGTACACTGGCTATACCGGAGACGATGGAGCTGATTCAACAGTGCCTGGTCCTACTGGCTATACTGGCTATACTGGAAGTGGTGATACTGGTTACACAGGTCCTGCTGGAGAAACTGGTTACACTGGCTACACTGGTGGTGGTGATACTGGCGATACTGGTTACACTGGTCCTCAAGGAGAAACTGGATATACTGGCTATACTGGCAGTGGCGACACTGGAGATACTGGCTACACTGGTCCGATTGGCGCAACTGGCTATACTGGACCTGAAGGTGATACTGGCGATACTGGTCCAACCGGTTACACTGGTCCAACTGGGTATACTGGTGACTCTGGAGCTGATTCAGATGTGACTGGTCCGACAGGTTATACTGGTCCAACTGGATATACTGGCGATGATGGTGCTGACTCAACAGTGACAGGTCCGACTGGATACACTGGTCCGGATGGTCCTACTGGTTACACAGGGTATACAGGTGACACCGGTTACACCGGTTACACTGGTGTTCAAGGTGCCTCATCTGGACAAACTTATTATTTCTCAAGTGATGCTTCTGATATTGGAGGATATGAGAGTATTTTAAGAGCACCTTCATTAAATGTTGAAGATGATGATAGTGTTACTATTAATAGTGGTGATGGACAGACACTTATTGATTCTTATGCAACAATATCAACTGATCCAGGAGAAACAACAATACCAGCAGGTATTCAGAAATTTCACTGTTATCATTATGTAAGTGCTTCCGCTGGAGTTTCTACTTTTACATATAAAGTTTATAAATACGAAACTGACACAACTGAAACGTTACTTTTTGAAGTTACATCAGCAGACGTTAATAATTTAACTGCGACTTTAATAGAAACAAACTATACAGTGGTAAGTGATATTACATTAGCTGCTGATGATAGAATAGTTGTTAAGGTTTACGCTCAAACAGATTCAGGTTTTAACAAGACACTTCATTTTGTTTATGAGGGAACGGAGAATGTGTCTCATGTTGAGACCACAATGAATGTTCAAGGAGTAATAGGTCCAGTCGGTCCTACTGGATATACAGGTTACACTGGTCCAACTGGATATACCGGTCCTACTGGATATACTGGTCCTCAAGGAACAGCGGCTGAGACTGGAGCGACAGGCTACACTGGCTATACTGGTTATACTGGAGATGATGGTGCTGCTTCAACAGTCACCGGTCCTACCGGCTACACCGGTCCAACTGGATATACCGGAGACTCCGGCGCTGACTCAACAGTGACTGGATACACTGGCTATACAGGTCCAATTGGTCCAACCGGCTACACTGGTCCAACCGGCTATACCGGAGATGATGGTGCTGCTTCAACAGTTACTGGATATACAGGTTACACTGGTTACACTGGTCCAACTGGCTATACCGGAGATGATGGTGCTGCTTCAACAGTGACAGGTTACACGGGTTACACTGGTCCTATTGGTGAAACTGGATATACCGGAGACGATGGTGCTGCTTCAACAGTTACTGGATATACTGGTCCAACTGGCTATACTGGTCCTACTGGTTACACTGGTCCATCTGGAGCTGATTCAACAGTTACTGGCTACACTGGTCCTGACGGTCCAACTGGTTATACCGGCTACACTGGCTATACTGGTCCAACTGGTTACACTGGAACAGAATATCCTTGGCTTGGTGCATGGAGTTCTGGAACAGCCTATGAAGTAAATGACTGTGTTGAATATAATGGATCTGGTTATGTATCTATACAAGATGGTACTAATAAAGAACCTGATACAGAAACTGCTTACTGGGATTTATTAGTTTCGATTGGTCCAACCGGCTACACTGGTCCAACCGGCTATACCGGAGATGATGGTGCTGCTTCAACAGTTACTGGATATACAGGTTACACTGGTTACACTGGTCCAACTGGATATACTGGCGATGATGGTGCTGACTCAACAGTTACTGGCTATACTGGTTACACTGGTCCTATTGGTGAAACTGGATACACTGGCTATACAGGATATACTGGCGATTCTGGTGCTGACTCAACAGTGGCTGGTCCAACTGGATACACTGGCT